AGGTGCCGTCCAGAATTTCCTTGATCATCGCGCGGCGCTCGGCGCGTGGCATGCCAGCCGCGGCCAGCACGATCGCCAGGCGCTGCATCACGGGCCGCTCGGCCAGCGCCTTCGGGTCGTCGGCGACGGCGTCGCTGGGCAGCAGATCGTCGGCGAAGCCCTGCTCGACGGCGTTCTCGCCAGCGATGAAGGTGTCAGCGTCCATCATCTTGCCGATCGCCTTGGCCTCAAGCCCGGTGCGGGCGGCGTAGACGCTGGTGGCCGCTGCGTCAAATTGTTCCAGCGTGTCGGCGAAGTCGCGCATGTCGTGACGGTTGCCGATCGCCACGGCCCATGTGTTGTGAATCATCAGGAATCCGGCGCGCGCGATCTCGACGCGATCGCCCGCCATGGCGATCAGGCTGGCGGCGCTGGCCGCCATGCCCAGCACCTTCACCGTCACCTCGCCCTCGTGCTCGCGCAGCATGTTGTAGATCGCCAGGCCCTCGAAGAAGTCGCCGCCGGGCGAGTTGACGTTGACGACGATGTCGCGCTTGCCGATGGCGCGCAGCGCGGCGGCGATGCGGCGGCTGGTGACGCCCTCGCCGGTCCAGTCGGCGCCGATCACGTCGAGGATCGAGATCGTGGCGTCGTCGCTGGCCGCGGCCTGGATGGCGGCGTTCCAGCGCGCCAGCGCGGCCGGCGGCGGCTCGCAGCCCGCGGCCTGGCGCAACCGCGCCGTGGCCTCAATGGACGGTAGCTGGCGCCTTGACATCTTGTTCTCCCCGCGGATGGCCGAAGCGATCGAGCATCTGCGCCGCCGGCTCCGGCGCCTGCTGCTGGCGACCTAGAAGGTTGAGCGGCACGAGGTTGACTTGCGCCGTGAGCTCGTCGGCGCCGGCGATGGCCTGGCGGTTGTAGAGCGCGCGGCCTTCATTGCGCGTCAGCAGGCCGTTCTGCACCATCGTCGAGATGAACTGCGCCTGCGCCGCCATGTCGCCGCGCAGCAGGCCCTCGATATTGAACTCGGCATAGATGCCGTCGGCCTGGTCCGCGGGCGTCAGCAGCCGCCGCCAGATCGCCGACTCGATGCGCTTGAGGTAGGACTTGAGGCCCAGCCGCAGCCAGCCGATCATGATCTGCTCGATGCCGCTGCCCCACATCGTTTGCCCTTCGGCGGCGTGGCCGACGAGGATCGGCGGCACGCGCATCCAGCGACAGATGTCGGTGACGTTGAATGAGCGCGAGGCGATCATCTCGGCGTCCTTGGGCGGGATGTTCGCCGGCACCCACTTGAAGTTGGCCTCCAGCGTCACGACGCGGCCCTCGTTGCCGCTGCCCTCGACCTTGTCGATCAGGTTCTTCTGCAGCTGCGCCCGCTGCTCGGGCTTGAGCACGCCGGGCGCCTGGATGAAGCCTGAAGCGCGCATGCCCTTGCCGAACATGCGGGCGGCGGCCTCCTCGGTCGCCATGGCGCCACCCAGCGTCTCGCGCGCCGCCGCCACCGGCGAGAGCCCGAGATCGCCGCCGGCGCCGAAGCCGCGAATGTGAAAGACCTCGTTCTCGCCGAGATCGCGTTCCTTGCCGTTCTCCAGCCACTTGTAACGAAGGCGGTTGCTGGTTGCGTCGCGGTATGGCCGCACCATCTCGAAGGCCATCGGCAGCAGCGCCACGACCTCCTCGCCGCGCATTTCCTTGCGGGCGTAGCTGTTGCCGATGATGCAAACGGGTGCGATCTGGGCGCACCAGAACTCGACGTCCGTCTGCGAACCGTTGGGCGTCTCCGTTAGCAGCTTCGACAGCGGATGATCGGGCCGCGGGATGCGCGAGCCGTCGGGCATCTTCTGGTAGATGCCCAGCGGCAGCGTCGCGATCGTCTCGCTGATCAGCGACACGCAGGCCCACCACGCCGACAGGTTCATCGCCGATTCCGGCGTCACGGTTTTGCCGGCGTAGGTCTCTCCGCCATAGAACAGCGACCAGAAGGTGCCGTCCGTCAGCAGTATCTTACGGCCGAGCCAGGACCACAGGCTCACGCGATCACCGGGGCGTTGAGGAAGTCATCGATGCTGGCCTCCTGATCCTGCTGCGTGGCGGCGCCGATCGCCATGGCGAGCGCCACGATCGCGTCGATGCGGTTGGTCGCCTTGCGCTTGGAAAACCAGCGGTTGTCGAAGGCGTCCGTCTCCGTCACCGCCGACATCGCGGCCGAGATGATGACCGGGCTGCGCCGGATCCTGATGCGGCCTTCGAGGATCAGCGCTTCGAGTTCCTTCAGGCTGCCCGGCATCCACAGTCCGCTGTCGGCCGCCTTGCGCCGGCCGCCCTGCGGGTGTTCCAGCAGCGGCACCGTGACGCCGGCCGCGTCGAGCTCGGGCTCGAAATTCTTGCGGAAGGCATAGGCGTCGAAGGCCAGCGCCTTGAGGTCGAAGGCGGCGCCCAGCTCGGCGACGCGGGCGGCGAGGTAGTCGAAGCGGATCACCTTGCCCGGCGTCGCCACCAGCCAGCCGTCGCGTGCCCATACGTCATAGGGCGCCTCGTCGCGCAGCGCCCGCTCGTCGAGCGAATCGCGCGGCGTCCATGCCTCGACCCAGGCGTCGAAGGTCGGCAGTCGGTGCATGATGCCGTCCTCGCGGCGCACGTCGCGCATGCCGGTCGGGACCACGAAGGCCATGGCCGTGATGTCCTGCGTCGCCGACAGGTCGACGCCCACGAAGAGCTCGGCGTCGGCATGCTCGCGCTCGGGATCGAAGTCGGCCAGCACCGCCTCAAGTGCGGCGCGCGCCATCCAGGCGACGTCGCTGTCCGTCCAGGTGCACAGGTGCAGGCGCAGCACGTTGTTCAGCTTGCCGGGTATCTGCTTCGCCTGGCGCACGGCCCGGCGCAGCTCCTCGGCCGGCATCGTCACGCCGAGTAGCGGGTTGGTCTTGATCCAGCATGCCTCGTCATTCAGCGGATCGTCGCCCTGGTCGACGGCGCTGACGTAGCTGAAGGCCGAGTCGTCGACCGCCTCGCCGACATACGTCGCGGCATCGTCTGGCGTCAGCGTGCCGGCGGCGACGCGCACGGCGTGCTGGTGCTCCTGCCAGCACACCGAGTTGCGGTCGCTGCCGCTGTTCGTGATCATGATCAGCAGCGGCTGGCGGCGCGACTTGAAGCCGCGCTCCATCATCTCCAGCATGTTGCCGTCGCGGTGCTCGTGGATCTCGTCGAGCAGCGCGCAGGACGGCATCGGCCCGCTGTGCGCTTCGTCGGTCGAGATCGGCCGGAAGAAGCTGCCGCTGCGCAGGTGCGCCAGGTTCCAGATCGGATTGCCGCCCGACGGCGTCAGGATCTCCGATAGCGCCGGCGACTGCCGCCACATCTGCACCGCGGCGCGGAAGATCACCATCGCCTGCGACTTCATCGACGCGCCGGCGTAGACCTCGGCTTGCGCCTCCTTATCGGCGATCAGGCAATACATGCCGATGCCGGCGGCGAGCGGCGACTTGCCGTTGCCCTTGCCCTGTTCGATGTAGGCGCGACGGAAGCGCCGGGCGCCATCCGGCCCCTTCCAGCCGAAGATGCTGCCGATGATGAACTGCTGCGACGGCTCCAGCGTGAACTTGCGCCCGGCGAATTTGCCCTGCGCCAGCCGCAGGCAGTCGGGGAAAAACTGGATCGCCCAGGTCGCCGCCGCGACGTCCCACTTCAGCCCGCGGGCCGGACCGTTGGCGATGTCATCCAGGTGCCGGCGGCAGGCGTTGCGGACATGCGGGCCGGCGACGATGGCGCCCGACAGCACGTCGCGCGCATAGGCCGTCGCGCCGTCAGCCGCCGTCGAGGTACTTCGCCGCCGGGTCAGCCTTTTTGCCACCGCGCACTCCCTGCCCTATCCGCGCCCGCGACATCGGGTCGAGGCCGAGCTCGCTGCCGGCGTTGCGAAGGTGCCCGTGCATCGTTGCCGTGAAGTTCTTTGGCGACCTTTCAAAGTCGACGTAGAGCTTGCACCACACCGCCATCTTGTAACTGTCCGCCACTGTCAGCCACGGCGCGCGGCCGCACAGCTCATTCCACAGATCGGAAATGCGACCCTTGAATTTTGCCGGCTTCTCTGGTGGTCCGTCTGGTTCCGCCGGCCCGTTCTGGGGCAACACCGAGCGCCGGCCCGTCGCCAGCCGCACCACGGTCGCAACCGCGCGCTGGCCTGCTATCGCCATTTTTGCCTCGAAAGTGATGCCAAAAACTGTGCGTGGAGGAAGATGGCCGCTCTC